CCGTGGATATGGAGTTATTAATATGAAAATAATATTTACACTATTTTTAATTTTATTAGCAGGATGTTCTGCTAGTGATTTTGTATATTATTTTAATGGTGTACCTGTGTATCCTGAATTTGAATGGGCAGAACCACCAGTATTCCAAAATAATTTAAAGTCTTGCGGTCAACAATTAAATTGTTCTGTAGACCTATTCTTTTTAGACACTATCGAAAGTCTTCAAAGAACTCACCATAATGATATTATATGTTAGCTTTATATACAGAAGAACAACTAGGCGCAGCATTCCAAGTATATGCGAGAACACACGCAGCAAATGACATGGATGCTCTTCCTTTTGAAAAATTTAGGGAACTCTTTGAGTTTCAGTTTGTTGCTATGTCTAGTCCTGATCTGGTTTTTAATGGAGAAGTAGATGAGTTACATTAATTAAAGTGTAACTATCTTGTCTACTCTCATATTAAATTCATCAGTACCAAAGCCAATATAAATTTCAGAACCTTCAAATTTAGATAAGTCTAGCCAATTAACTACTTTAATATGGTTGTCGTTATCTAATACATAGTTTTCTTGTACAGGAACTAAGCCTGATTCTTCTACAGGGAGCCATAAGTCCGGCATATCACTAACACTACCCTCTATACTAGGAACTGGCTGCTTGATATAGACATTACCTTCTGTATCTATCCCTCCCATCCAGACCTTAACAGTCTTACCTATATCTTCTTTCTCTGGAACTATTCTGGCCTCAAGTCTATACTTATTTATAAACTCTAGCTTAGATCCAGTAGTCTCTGGAACCTCCATTCCTTTAAAACTTCTAGCTATCCAAGCCTCAAAGAAAGGCTCACTCACCATATTATAGGGAAGGCCACAATAACCGCCATCACCCCAAGAAGTTCCCCAACTATTCTGTACTAAGAATTTCTGGGCCTCATCATCATATCCTACGATCAGCATATAATGTCCACCGAGTCCTGTATTATTTGGATCAACTCTTATATAATCATGCTCTTTCCAAGAACCTTTTAAGTTTATTAAAGAAGCAGTAATCATCATAGCAAAGCCAACAGGCATTCCTTCATGGAGAGCAGATTTAATATCATGTATTTCTTGATAATAATTTATATTGCCCCATCGAACTACACTTTCATACCTATCTATTCTATTATTAAAAGCTTCTTTGTAGTCCTCTGAAGAAGGAGCAATATTGTCTTTAGATATATCATAAGGATAGTATTCTTCTGTAGGCATCCCTTGTTTGTAAGCTACATGGTAGGCATCTCTAGTATATAATCCCTCTTCTCCTAAACGATTCTCATAAACCTTAGTAGCGTTATAAAGAAACAATCGACTTAAATCTATAGCCTTATCATTCCTATTAGCTATAAGCTCACAGGAACTGGCTACTCCGTTTGCTACACAGCTTCCTATTGAGCCTTGGTTTTCTATTTCGTAAACGTCTTTCCTCATGTCTACAAAACCTGGCAAGTCTTCTGGTTTGTAAGGAGAGCGATAAGGAATATCTCTTTGATCCGGTATAGAGGGAAGTGTGTTTGCTAAAATATATTTAGTTTCTTCTGTCATTTTTATCTCCTAATGTAAACCTTCTCTATTGTGAGGTTCAATTTTGTTTTTACTTTCAACAATAGTTTCCATCATACTTTCAAATTCTTCATCATTAAGAATACTTTTATAAATTCTTAAAGCATGTACGATCATATTTCCTGCAATCATTGGGTCAGAATACTTCTCTTGAAGATCTAAAACTTTTGTGAATACTTCATTATAACAATCGCTTACTTTATCCATAATCATTCCTCTAATTGAAGTGCTTGAATTTCTCTTTCTAAATAATCATGTAAATATTCTAATTTTTTACAACCTTCTTTTACTATTTTTTCTATTATTACTACATCTCCTTCATATTTAAAAGCAGTATGAATTTTATCTAAAGGAAGATGTTTAAATTCTGAAATAATGTTACCGTCCCTAGCCATAAATACTCTAAAAGAAACCAGATTCCCTTCTTCTTTATTTTTCATTACTACCCCCTAAGATATTTTTAAATTGTACTGTTTCTAGATTGCCTCTTAGACCGCCCTTCATGTAAGTAGTGGCTCGTCCTTCAAAAAAGTTTTGATGCTCTACTCCAAGAACATCATTTAACCAAGTCAATGGATTATCTTTGACTCCAAAATTAGGCTTTAATCCTAGCTGAAGTAATCTTCTATCAGCAATGTATCTAATATATTCATACATTTCTTTCTTTGTAAGCCCCTGTATATCGCCTAGTTCAAAAACTAAATCTAAAAACTTATCTTCAAGTTTTACCATATGTCTACATATCTGATAGATTTCTTTCTTAAAATCGTCTGTCCAAAGAGTTATGTTTTCCTGAATAAATTCTCTAAATAGTTTTATCATGGCTTCAACATGGAGAGATTCATCTCTTATACTGTAGGTTATAATCTGTCCCATTCCTTTCATTTTACCAAAGCGGGGGAAATTTAAAAGTATTGCAAAGCTACTAAATAGTTGTAACCCCTCAGTAAAGGCCGAATAAACTGCCAAGTTTTTTGCTATAGATTCTTTATTAGTTATTTGTATAGATAAATTATCTATATATGTATGCTTGTCAGACATAGATTCATATTCAGAAAAAGCTTTATATTCAATCTCAGGCATACCTACAGTATCTAAAAGTAAACTATAAGCATGTTGATGAATGGATTCCATATTAGCAAATGCCCCCATCATCATACGCGCTTCTGGTTTTTTAAATACTCGCATATATCTATCAACATACCCGGCTCCGACATCTACATCAGACTGTGTAAATAATCTAAATATCTGTGTCAATAAATTCTTTTCAGCCGGAGCCATATCATTCCAATCTTTAATATCATTATGTAAAGGAATATCCTCTGGCATCCAGTGCATCTGATTCTGTTGCACATAATAATCAAACATCCAAGGATAATCAAAAGGCTTATAATACTCTCTAGTCTTTAACAGGCTCACTCTTTATCTCCTTTATTATGTAGTTTGTTATGTAGATACATAGCAGCCCAACAACCTAAAGCTGCACCTACTGCTAACCTCCATACTACATTCCAACTTGCTCCAAGATTAACTATATTTATAATAATATATACTTCGGTAAAAGCCATACCAAAACTAAATAGTGGTACAGAAATATAATTATTAAAGGCAACATTACGTTGTTGAAATGCCTTAACAAATACAGAAATAAAACTAGCTATTATCAGTGTCATCTATCTCATACTCCCAATACTCCAATACTATTCCCCAAGGAATACACATAGGAGTATTTATATGTTTCTTATCATCATTAAAATAATCTGTTGCCAAGATAATTCCTTCCTTATTCTCAGAAATTCTCCAACCAACAGTAGTTCTTATAACAGGCTTCAGCTTTTTAGCTTCAGATATTGAAATATCTATAGTATCTACCCATGCGTCTTCCCATTTAACTTCTATAATTTTCATTATCCCTCGCAACTTAGACATTCGCTTTCCTCTAAATTTATTCTAGGTATTTTTATATTAACATTCTCGGTTTCTCTGGCAGAATCAGACCGTAAATAATAAAGAGACTTTAGCTGGTGCGCTCCGGCCCAGTGTACATCATGTACATATTGTAGAAAGTCATCGTGTATTTCCTGTTCTGATTCTATTGCCGGAGGTTTAAAGAATAAATTTATACTCTGACTTTGACAAATATGTTCTTGTCTCATTTTAGCATGTTCAATAATCCAGATTTGATTTATTTCTGGGGCAGTTTTAAATATTTCTTTTATGTCATCATCTAATATATCCAGATGTTGTACTGATCCATTATGAGCTTCAATATCTTTCCATACTTCTTCTCTCTTTTTAGCTCCGGGAATAAGTTTAAGTAAAATATCACTAAGATATTTATTTCTAACTCTAAAGCTTCCTGTTAATGTTTTGTGTGTATATACATTAGCCCTGAAAGGTTCTACAGAAGGACTAGTTCCACCACATATAATAGAACTAGAAGCATTAGGAGCTATTGCAAGAAGGTGTGCATTTCTTTTACCGCTCCCCTTCATGTCAGGAGCTTCTCCTCTTTCTTCTCCTAGTTTTCTAGTAGCAGTTAAAGCTCTATCTTTTATTAAAGTAAAAGCCCTATGATTAAAAGAGGATGCGTACATACTTTCAAAAGGAATACTATTCTTTTGAAGATAACTATGAAAGCCCATAGCACCTAAACCTACAGACCTTTCTCTCATTGCAGAATAAGCAGCCTTAGAGTAGCCGCCCGTGTCCTTTACAGAGTCAATAAAATGTTCTAAAACATTATCAAGCATTGTAATAAGGTCAGGAATAAACTCATCTACTGTAGACCATTCATCAAAGTATTCTAAGTTTACACTAGACAAGCAGCATACTGCTGTCCTTTCTTCGTTAGTAGGTAAGGTTATTTCTGAACAAAGATTACTTTGTTTTATTTCTAACCCTAGTTTCTTTTGTTCTTCCGGCAATGCCGCATTACAATTATCAATATTAACTATATAAGGTTCTCCAGTTTCCATTCTTGTATGTATAAGCTGAAACCATAAGTCTCTGGCAGAAACTATCTTAACTGCCGTATTAGTTTTAGGATCTATGAGTCTCCAATCATCATCATTAGCTACTGCTTCTAGAAATCCATTAGTAATGTTTACAGCATTGTGTAGGTTTAAACATTTTCTATTTAAATCTCCACCAGTAGTCTTTCTCATTCCTATAAACTCTTCAATCTCAGGATGACTTATATTTAAATAGGCCGCATAACTTCCGCGCCTAGTAACTCCCTGATTGAAAGCAAGCATTTGAGAATCTACTACGTGCATGAAAGGGATAGAACCAGTGCTGCGGCTACCGTTAGAAGTATCCACGCCGTTACTGCGAACACTTCCCCAAAATCCACCAATGCCTCCACCTCCGCTTGCAAGCCATATGTTCTCATCATAATGAGCAGATAAACCATCCCTTGAATCAGGAACATAATTAAGAAAGCAACTGATAGGTAAGCCCCGGCTGGTTCCCCCGTTAGAAAGTATAGGAGTACTGAAACCAAACCAACTATTACTAGAGTATTCGTAAAGCCTCTGTGCAAGATTGAAATCAGTATGTCCCTGATAAGTAGCACCAAAAATACTACTACGCGCAAAAGCTTGTTGAGCATGTGTTTCTCCTTCCCATAAATATCTATCTTTTAAAGTTTCTTTAGTAAAAGTATTCAACACTTCTTCTTTATCATAATCAATATGAATACCTAAATACGGTTGTATTCCTACATCATCTATTATCATCTTTATTCCTTTCACGTTTTACATTTTTGTTAATTCTCCGCTGTTCTTTAGCCTTGGATTTATTTTTTTTCTTTAAATATTTTTCAATCCTTTCAGCCTTTCTGTCCCACATTGTTCTATTCCTCCGGCTTCATCAAACTGTCTATTAGTTTATCGAGATACCATCTTGCTTTTTTTAAATCTTTAATGTTATCTTTATATCTAAATCTCCATACATATTTTAATACATTAGCACGGACATAACCCTCAAACTCTTCCTTGGTTGAGGCAGCTTCAATAGCATCAATACATTCTACACTACCATTATTATAATGGAATGGACTATCAACATCATCTCCATATGTTTTTTCTTTCCTTAATTTTCTAGTAACCTCATCCCACTCCTCCGGTGTTGCGTCATTTATACTCATGTTGTCTCCTAATCACTTTCAATTGTTAAAGTATTATCTTTTCTATACTTCATATCTACCCAGCCATCAGGTAAAGAGTCTTCACTATACCATGTAAATCCATTTGCTGATGCCCATTCACCGTGACTTCTTTTAGTTCCGTCTTTTCTTCTCTTAGCTTGTGGCATAGGAGAAGAAGGGTTAGCAAATAAAAATACTAATTCTGTATTCTCAGGAAGTACTTTCTTTATCCAAATATATTTACTATATTCTGCAAAGTCCCAGAATCTTCCTTTAGCTTCTAGAAGAATTAGTTTTTCATTCACGGTTTTTATAAAATCAGGCTCATATACATGCTCAATTATATAAGCTACTTCTTCTGTGTGATGGTTCCAGGATTTTAAAAGTCCATTATGTAAATCATATTCCCAATTAGAATCATACTTTTTAGGAACATTCTTTTCTACTGGTCTTTTAACTCTAGGTTTTCGAGTTCCTTTTCTAATGTTTTTCTGCAATGTGTTCTAGCCTCACTAAAGTTATATCCATATTAGTTCTCCTTATTAAAGATTTGATTTTCTTTTCAGTCCACTTCAAAGAGTAGGCACTCAATTGAAGTTGATTGTTAGCAAAGAAATGTGTTTGGGAAGATAAATATTTTTCTATATTATCTGGAGTTACTTCCTTAGTTTGTTCTTCAGGCAAGAGAGTTTTAAACCACTCAACTAAAACAACTCTGGCCTGTTTCCTTATTTTTTTACATAGCTTGGAGTTCATCTGTTACCTCTGGTACTCTAGGCTCTATAACTACTTTTGTCAAGTAAGCATTTCCTTTAGCATATTCAAAAGTTCTCAATCCTTTACCGCCATTAGAATCTTTAAAGCATTTAAATTTATAAGGACACCAGCCACAATTCTTATGTAATTTTTCATTACCTTTCTGCCCGTCCGGTATTGGATTGTAACAGTATTCTTTAGGGGGAGATTTCTTTTTCAAACATTTCTTTATTGTTTTAATCTTACTAATAATATTAGGCTTGTCTAAATCTTCTGGTTGATAAAGACAAAGTTCTCCACTCTCTTTATTAATAACTAAGAACCCTCCATTATCTGTACCTTCAGATTCTTCGTACCCGGCGAGTTGTCCTAAGTAACCAAAGGGATCGTCTTCACGTAGAGTACCATTCCTAAATTTGTAAAAGGCAAAGCCTGATGCAGTTTTTATATCAACAACTTCATCATCAATTATACAATCAAGATGTCCTGATACACTGTCTACTACTACTTCTTTTTGTTCAGAAGTAACATCATGCCCTGAAAGCCTTACTAATAATAAAACTAATTCTTCCAAGAGATGACCATATAGAAATTTAATTTGTGTTGAA